TAGCGGTTTTGGGCAAGGACACACTATACACACCACTGTTTCAGATGCAATCCCGCGTGTGCTTCTGCACTCTTCTTTACCCGTGCCGAGTTAAATATTTAAAAAGCTAGTGTTGACAGGATTCGAACCTGCGGAAGTGGTAGTCTCAGTATGACGACGATCCATATCTCCTTAACTTTTGGGCTATTACTCCCTTTAGATGCCTTAAGCCACTCAGCCACAACACTAGCCATTTAAATATTCACGATTTTGGCTGACGGAGCAGGACTCGAACCTGCGACATTAGAGTTAACAGCTCTACGCTCTACCAACTGAGCTATCCGCCAATGGTATCAGATGATGGATTTGAACCATCGACCCAAACATTATGAGTGTTTTGCTCTAACCTACTGAGCTAATCTGATATTTATATTTACGATTTATTAACAAAGCCCCGCATTACTCCCCTTGGGAGATTTCTTCCTGCACCTCACGATAAAATCAATAACTGAATTACCGCCTTGTTATGCCCTCTATATTTCCCTCATTAGTTTTTTTAGTGGTGTTCCAATCAATATAAACAAGCCTCGATTAATAGTCAAGTATTATTTTAATTATTTTTAAAAAAGTTTCAAACCACTAGTGGTTTATTATTATCACTAGTGATGATAAACTTTAAACGCTGTTGTTGAATCGATATTGCTCTTTTGCTAAGTCAAAAAGTCGCATATTATCCCAAAAATCCAAATAAACTTCTTTGCCATCTTGAAAAATCTCGTATTCAAAGCAATTTTCATAAGGGTGATTATCTCGATAAATATAAATAACCTTATCAATTAGATAAATAGTCCGAAAAGGAAACCCATCAATACCTGTAATTTTATCAATTTCTTTAGTTCTAATCAATTTTTTTATTCGATTAAAATTCTTTATTTTTCTAAAATATTTTATCATAGTTGTTTTAAATTGTTGGTTTTTCAGGTAATAACATCCAGTGCGTATATCCATTGTCTTTATACCATTTCCAGTTAATAGAACTTTCAATTTCGATTTTTTGCGTTTCAAAATTAAAAACTAAAATTCTAATTGCATCTTTAAATGAATCAGATTTTGGAGCAGTTTGTATAGGTTGCCATGTCATAGTCATAAGTTTTTAAATTGTTGGTTTATCAGGTAATGGCATCCAGTGAGTTGCGTAAATTCGATACGTATTATAAGAATCTGGGTATTCGTGATATAACCAAGTTTGAATATCATCTTCCCAATATCCGCAACAAACTATATTTCCATTGGTTAAAATTAAACCATCTCCGTCTTTTGGTGCTGTTTTTATTGGTTGCCATGTCATAGTCATAGTTCTTTAAAATTAAGTTGTTTATTAAAATGTTTGTTTAAAACTACAGGTTTGTAGCATTGGCATTAATTCGGTTTCTAATTCTTTGCAATATTTAGGATGAAGCATTTCAAATTTTTTATTATGCATAGCAAATTGTTGTTTTTTGCAAAAAAATGGATAATCAATTTTACAATCTCTTGATTCTATTTCTCCACCAGCTTCATAAAATTGTTCAAAAGTTTCGGAGTGATTTGTTAAGTGAACACAACCAAAACAATCTGGAATATTTTTTGGATTTTTCGAGCAAAATTCCTCATGCTTTTCCATTGATTTTTTACGAAACATTCTTTTTTGACAATGATCGCATTTGTAAACTTTCTTTAATTCTTCTTGCATAAATCTTTAAAATTAAGTTGTTTTTTACTGATAACATCATCGATAAATTCATTGCCGACAAGATTATCATCGGCACTGGATAATATTATTTTAGTTTTAGTAATGTCTTTTATTTCTTTCGCAATTTCCGTCCCTAATTCCCCGTTTAAATTATTATCGAGTATAATCAGGTCATAAGTATTGTTTCTTAATAATTCGAGTGCTTCATGCTTATATTCGCAACAAGTTGTTATATGTCCCGCTTCCTTGGCTTGTAGTTTCCATAGAAAGGTCATAATTCGGCAATCTTCAATTATTAAGATGTTCATAGTGTTGAAATAACACCCAATATTACGATTACGCAAGGTAAAATTACAATTATTGTTAGCATATTATCCCCTTGTCTTTCAACAAGAGCCACATTTTGCCAGCGGTATCTGCGAGTGATTCGTTTTCTTCTATTGCAATACTAACCTCATTGCCACGAATATTTGAATCTAAATAAAAAATTCTTTCTCCTGTTAAACTGCTAATAATTATTTCTGTTGTATTAGGCAAAGCATCAAGTAGCGTTTCGAGGTCGTAGCTTTTAACATTACCTTTGTTATCAGCATCTGCAATATGCCTTGGAAAAGCCGAATTCCTCAACTGTTGTCCATAGAAATAATAATCCGCTTCAGCCTCAAACCCCGCTTCTTTTAGTTTTTTTGAAATTTCGTAAGATGTAGTCTTCATAGTTCTCCTTATTTATTTAAGTTAATAATTTTGTTAATGTTGCACTAAAATAATTTGAACCCAAATATTGTCTTGTCAATATTGTTTCATTTTTATTTTTAGTTGCAAAAACTCTATAATAATGCCCACAAACATCTCGATATTCTGTTATTAATTCATCTTCAAAATAAAAATCTTTCGGGCAATCGTTATTTATTTTATCGAAAATTTGTTTTTTTATTATTTCATAGTCCATAGTTTTTAATTGTTAAAGTTGTTAATATTAAAATCAGTTTGTTCCCTGATTATTTCTTGAATTTTCTTGAAGTTGCCAGCTTCAATTAAATTCTGGTATTGCTCAATACTCTCGAAATATTTAATAAAAATATCTCGATTGTGATGATAGAATTTTGCTTTAGTTGTATTTTCAATAACTTTTGCAAGTATGGTTTTAATAGGAATCATTTTTAACCTCCAAAAATTGTGATTGTTTACCATTAAATTTAAATTTAATATCTCCGCATTCGCCTTCACGGTTCTTAGAAACAATTATATCAGCTAAGCCTTTTACATTATTGTAGCATTTAAGCCAATCTTCATAATGCTTTGAGTGTTCAGGAACTTTTTCACGCTCTAAAAAATACTCTTCTCTATGTGTGAACATTACAATATCGGCATTTTGCTCTATAGCTCCTGAGTCTCTTAAATCGCTTAGGATTGGTCTCTTATTTTCTCTCGAATCTCCAGCCCGTGAAAGTTGTGATAATGCAACAACCACAATATTAAAATCTTTCGCTATTTTCTTTAAACCCTCGGAAATTCTTGATATTTGTTGTTCTCTTGAATATTCTTTGCCCGAACTTGCGATAAGTTGTAAATAGTCAATACAAACCATTTTAATATCAGTTTTAAGCAACGCTCGTTTAATCTTGCTTCTAATTGTTAAAAGATTAATGCCGTTCTCTTGGTCGATTATTAAATTGTAATTTTTCCAAGTGTGGCGATTATTTTCTATAGCCATTGAATCGCCTTCTGATATTGCTCCAATTTTTAACCTGTAGGCACTTACTCCAGTTGTTTCATTTAAAAACTTTCTCGCCAAGCTTTTGTCGGAAACTTCCATTGAAAAAAACAAAACTCCATGATTAAGAGAAACATTTTTAGCAAAGTTAAGACAAAATGTAGTTTTACCGCTTGAAGGTCTTCCCCCGACTATTACTAAATTTCCCAACTCAAAGCCACCAGTTAAAATATCTAATTTTTCAAATCCAGTAAATACCAATTCTTTTTGGTGAACTGATAAAACATCATCAATAATTTTGTCAATCTTTTTAGGCTGTTTAGACATATTTATTGATATGTCGGCTATCTCTCCCTCTAATTTTGTTTTAATAGCATCAAAATCGCTTATATTTTCGTTTATGATAAGATTTAAAATATTCTTTAGCTCTCTTATTTGCCATAATCTTATAATTTCATTTGAATAAGACTCCATATCGCAAATTCCAGCGGTAGCTTTCATTAAATCTTTGATGATGCTTGTTTCGATGTTATTGTTTTTTAGAAATGTTGTTATAATTCTAAAGTCAACTACTTCACCCGCACCAATTCTTTTGATAGCTTCCTCAAAAATCAATTTGTAGTCAGTGAAATAAAAATGCTTAGCTTCAAGATTTGGTGATTTTAACAAATTCATGTTATTTGCTAGAATATTGCCGATTAATGCTTCTTCTAACTCTTGATTAAAATTTTCTTGTTCCATGTTATTTATTTAAAATGTGTTGATATGTGTCTAAAAAACTAGGTCTATCATTGTTTGTAAAGTTGTTTTGCTTCGGTGTTTTGTAATCATTACCTTCCCAAGTTCTTACACAAGCTTTCCAATCTTTCATTTGAATACCTTTTAGTTTCCAACCTCTTGCTTCGTAATAATTGCTAAATGATTCTGCATTAACATTATTTTTTCTTTCTAAACAATAATTTTTAATTTCATCAATTGTTGGTTTAATAAATAATTTAGATTTAGGTTTAGGTTTAGTTTCATTTGGTTTAGTTTCATTTAGTATGTTTTTATCTAGGTTTTGGTCTGGGTTAAGCGGATTTAAACCTATAGGTTTATTTTCTTTTTTATTTCCCCTGCCTCCTTTTTTTCCATTT